CAATATGTTTTCATATTACTATTTAGTCAATCGCAGTTTTCATTTGTCACTGTCCAGCGAGAAACTGTTTCCACTGTATTCCTGACTTAATTTGCCAGTCTCTGGCTTTAATCTGACCGAGAACAGATTCTAAAAAATATATCATTGTTTCAAGGTAATCAATTTTTACCTTCAGGGTATTTAGTTCTGCGTCACCAGCCAAGAATTCGTCCATCTCATTCTTCAGTGGTTTTACACCCTGCCATTGTTCCCATCCAAGTGCAGCTAATTCATCACGGGATAATTCCCCACGATAGTAACGGAACTTGTTTTTACGAAGCAACAAATAATCTGATTGTGCCTTAGTATGTTTTAATTTAACACCAACCACAAGACGAATGTATTTCGCATGTAGTTTAGGTGTGGCTGTTGACTGCTCACCGAGGTAGTTATCATCGATGACGCAGTCAGCATCCCACATTTCTTGGAGTTGTTCTAGATTCATAATATCCTCAATTGTTGTAGTATCATTATACTACCATTCTACAAAAAAGTCAAATTTGCTTTACAAGAATTTATAGTAACTGTATCTGAAAGTTGCGTTGCCAACAAGATATTGAACATCTTGTGAAGTTGACATAAAAGTCATTGACTCAAGTGAAACTGGAAATAGATCTACAAACTGAACTGTCTGTGATGTATTATTTGTTCCAGACAAAATCGAAAGTGTTGCATCTGAATAGTTCTTTGCCAATTCAGAAATAGTTTGCGGAGAAGTGCTTCCTGTAAAACTTGTATACAATGTATAGTCAGTTGGGAAACCAAGAGCAACGATCCAGTTCCAAATTGCTTTATAGTTTGACATATGTTCGTCAACCATAAACTGAACATTCAGCGTATCAAACGTAATATGTTCGCCAGGAATTGGAGCAGAAGCAAAGGGGTTGGCCAACATCGGTTCACCAAGAATAAGACCTGGAAGATTTACCTGTTGACAGAAGAAAGATACTTCTGGTAGTTTTAAAATGTCGAATTTAAACCCATTCGGTGAAAGTGGATTCAGCGACTGAGGGATTGGACATGTAAGTGTTTTATTTGCCATAAGAGTATTTAGTCCCATAAAAAAGAGGGATCTCTTTCGAGACCCCTCTAAACACCGCTTCTTAATGTCGGCTTCATCATTACGAAGAGCCGAACCAAGATTACATCAAGTTAGTAACAGCTACAGTACGGTAGTAGTAGTTGCGACCAGTAGTTAGGTCACCAGTAGAACCAGATCCATCGTCAAGATCAACGAATGGGTTAGCTACTAGACCGTAACGAGTCTTGAAACCAATCTTAGGTTGGAAAGATTGTGGATCAACAGCACGAACCATTTGTAATGGAACGTATGGGCAGTAGAACAAGCCAGCGTCAAAAGCAGAAGTGCCTTTGTAGCCAACAGTGAAGAACTGAGTTGCTGATTGGTTAGCAGAATATGGGTCAACATATACTTTATACTTGCCGTTTAGAACACCAGCGAAAGTAGTAGATGCTTCGTCAACATTCAAACCAGTTGAAAGAGCAGGAGCGTAATCTAGAACACCAGCCATTGCCAATGCAGATGCAACATCTGAAGAGCAAAGGATGAAGTTACCACGACCACGACGAGTTTGTTGAGCAATCGCATTGGCTTCACGTTCGATTTGGAACATTAGACCTTTGAATTTTTCAACAGACCAACGACCATTAGAGTCAACGTCCAAGTCGAAAGTACCAGCAGTAGCAGTACCAACTTGAGCACCAACTTTAGAAGTACGGTAGATTGTACGAACAACTTCACGGTTAATTTCAGCAAGGATTTCTGTAGAAAGAATGTTGCTTAATTCACCTTCAGCGTCAAGACCATGAACAGACTTCATATCTTGAGCTAATTCGATTGAGTATTCTGCCTTCAAAGCACGAGTCTTTGCAGTTACAGAAGTCTTCTCGATTGAGAATGCCATAGCAGCGAAAGAACCATCGCTAGTACCGCCACCACCAAGTGCTTCGCCGTCAGCAGTTGCCAAACCAGAACCAGCAACAGGGCTGCTAGTTGGTGTACCAGATTGAGTACCAGTACCAGAGAATGCAGAGTTTGCTTCGTTGAACAACGCTTCAGTACCACCTTGAGTACTGTAACGTGACTTCATTGCGAAGATCAAACCAGTTGGTTGAGTCATTGGTTGAACGCCAGCGATATCGTAAGCGATCAATTGTGGCATTGCACGGCGAACTAGGCTGATCAATACTGGATCAAACTTAGCGAAACCGCCAGTATCACCGTATGAACCAACGCTGTTAGCTGGTACGCCAGTTGTTTCGAAAAGAGCTTCAGATTGCTTGCGCATTTCACGCTCTTGGTTCTCTAAAAGAACAGCAGTAACTTCTTTACGATACTGGTCTTTGATTGGAGCAGATCCTTCGTGTTCTAGGATCGGAGCCCACTTTTTAACTAAGTCTTGACGATTGATAGTCATTTGGAATTTCCTTTATTTAAATTTTTACTTGTTGCGATTTAATGCGCTTAGATAAGCAGACATCGCTGGATCAACACGCTTAGGTGCTTCTTCAGTCAATACTGGAGTATCTGTTACAACAGAAGAAAGACCTTCTGTAAGTGCCTTGGTTGAGAAGTAGTTTTCACGAATAGTTTTTACTTTCGCAGTGAAAGTATCAGCATCTTCGTAAGAAAGTTCTTCTGCTAGACCTTTGAACTTTTCAGCTTCAGTGTCAGAAAGACCTTCACTGATTTGTGAAATGATTTCGTCACGTTTGCTTTCTGCGATAACTTTGTTAAGTTCTACATTGGCAGCAACTTGTTCATTCAACTTTGCTTCTAGTTCTTCAACTTGCTCTTCTAATGAACCTAGTACATCGAACTTCTCTTCAGGAATATCGATATAGTGTTCTTCGAAAAGACCTTTTAGTCCAGCAACAAATCCTTCAAGGATTTCGGACTTCATACCACGCTCAAGGGCTATTTCATTCTGTGCAATCCACTGCTCGACAACGTAGTCGAGATATCCATCAACTTTTTCAACAAGACCCTCTTGATTCTGTGCTTGGCTCTCTTCGAGCTTCGCATTGAATTCTTCTTCGATACGAGCAACTTCAGCATTTACGCGAGCCATAACTGCTGCTTCGAAAATTGTAGTTGCTTTACCTTTAAATTCTTCAGACAATTCTTCACCATTGAATAGTGCATCCATGTCTTCTTTCATACCAGCCTTCATGCTAGTAGGACCAACGCTAACTGGCTTCTGGTCACCAGATGCAGCAGAGCTGTTAGCTGGATTGTTTTTCTTTTCAGTAGCATCAGCTGCTTCATCTTCATCCTGAACATTGTTTTTAGCATTGTCTGGATTAGCTGTTTCACCAGCTGGCTTTACGCTAGTTGGATTTGTAATGATTGATTGATCGCCAGCAGCTGCAGAACCTTTAGCTGAATTTTGACCACCTTCTTTGCCTGCTAACTTAACATCTTCAGCTAATTCCTTAGCACGAGATTCTGCAAGTAGCTCAGCGATTTTTTGTTCGATTGACATCGTTTTCTCCTAACTGGATAAGTTCTAATATTATTTATTATTTATCTGATTTTACTCAGAAAATTCTGGAAAGCTAAGATCTTAGCTTCTTCTAAATTGCGAGACGAAGTGTTGCGAATAGTACGCTGAACTTCTTCAATATGTTTTTCCACAAACTTTCCATCAACGAATACCCACTCCTTCGATTCCATAATACCACGCACAAATGCGTCTGGAGCGGATGGGTCAGCAACGATATCTGCTGCTGTTGACAGCATGAAGTCGTCTTGAACAACCTGTACACCCTCTTTATTCATTTGAAGAGAGCCAAGTGCTCGACTAGAAACACCAAGATTTGCGCCACCGTCTAACAGACCACGAGCGATCATACCCATTGGAGTTTCTAGAATCTTTGCTTTACCAATCCAGTTTGTACCTTCTTTACGAAGATCAACGATAAGGTGAGAAACACGGTCAAGGTTAATTGAAGGGTTTTCTGGGTGGCCAAGTTCACCGTATGCTCGATTGTTCATTACGCACTCTTTCATATAACGACCAACTTCGTTGTCCATTACATGCTCTGGGTACATACGACCATTACGGTTCTTAAGGTTTGATTGAAGGAACACTCCCTCAATGAAATATTGTTTACCCTTGCCGATTTTGTTTTCGACAATAAGGTTAGTTGTTTCGTAGACTTCTCTAATCAGTTTCATATTATGCCTTATCTGGTGAACCGCTTAGTGTAGTAGAAGCACCAACACGGGATTCATCTTCATACGCACCGTAAGTAGCATATTCAACTTTAGTAGACCAGCCAGCAATTTTACGAAGAGTAATATAACCAGAAACTGCCTTAGCTGCACCACTAGTAATGGTGATGTTTTGATCATGGTTAATACCATCAGAAATACCCATTGATGTTAAATCAAGGAATGGAGCATTTTCTGGGGCGCATGCGATAACATTCTTACCATTGCGTGATACGATGATACTTGAACCTAATTCTCCAGTTGTAACAAAACGAACAATGTTTACCAACGGAGTATCTGAATTTCTTACTTGAGTAGAAGCTGCCAAAGTGCTAATGTCAATAACACCAGCTGTTGCGTCAACGTCTTCAAAGTGAATAATTGTTTCTTGGTTCGTATTTCTAACTGTTGTAAAATACATTGCCATATTATTGTTCCTCTATTTGTTCAAGCACATGTAAGAAGTTCTCTTTTGACTCTCTCATATACTCGATAATTTCTTGTTGGTCTTGTAACAAAGTATTTAGTCTTTCCTGTGTAGATTCGTTTATTGCAACGACAACACCATCAGACAATTCGTAGTGAAGTTTACCTTCAACGATTGTGTCAACTTTATTCAGTTTACGAATTTCTTGAACCACTGGGTCAATTGTAAAAATTTTAGAAGAAGCAAGATCAATATATGTTTCGATTAGGGTATCTGTTACTTTGACATTGTGATGTTCTCTAATTATATTAGCGATACGATTATCCGATATGTCTTCGTATATTTCTTTAGATATCTGTTGTTCTAAGTGTTCCGAGTAGTTTTTATTTTTAATATATGATCTTGCTTCTTCTAAAC